GCATCAATCTTAATACTTGCTCCAGCACCTTTAACAATTGGTGCAGAAGCTGGCAAAACAGACGATGGAGAAGAGGTAGCTACAAACTGTGTATTAACAGGCTTAGATACGACTGGTGCAGCAACTTCACCTAATCCAAATCCTTCAACAAGAAGTTCTGGCATAGTTTCAGAGAAATGAACAATATTAGCAATCAAGATTTCTTTTAGTTCATCATATGTTAATTTTTGATAGATACTATTAAGATCATAAGCTAAACTCTCATAACTTGCAGATATATTTTCAGCAAGTGGTGTTCTATCGTCTTGATACTGAGGAATACCTTGTGCATTCTTAACCATAATTTGGTTCTTAGCTGCACCGTAAGTAGTCTTAAATCCTTCACCTTCTCTTGTCACATTCATCCAAAGACCTGAATCTTGAATTAAACCACATAGAGATGTTGGATCTTGATTATAATCTTTAATGTACTGATTCATTACTTTAAGAACATCTTTGTGAGCAGTTGTCTTAAGCTCTAAAACACCTACTGTTCCAGATTTATCTGCAGCATTATAAGCAAATACAGTTTTAGGTCTAATTCCTGAGATAAAGTCATTTACTGCTTTAAATTTAGCATTAGCGTCATCTTCTGAAACACCTTTAGACATTAACTGAACTTTTTCAGCTTCTAGTTTTACTTTTAGAAGTTCTAAGTAGTCAAATACTGGACATTGACCTTCATAAGTTGATGAAGATGCAAACGGTCTAACTCGACCTGAATTTGGATCAGTTAATCCCCAGATAACATTCCACTTACGGTATGGGTAACCATTAGATTCTTCTCCAAATGGAGGTAAGAAACGAAACGTATTTAGGCCATCTTTAACCTTGTGACGTACTGTTTTCTTGAATGATTTTGGGTTTAGTGAGTCCATGTTGATAGCAATGGTAGCCATGTGAATTTCTCCTTAAATAGCAATTAAGCCATAGTTTTTATTACTGTTCTCTTGAACATAGATATATTATACCACGTTTTATTCTTTAACTTTAACTTTTTTCTCAGCTTCTTGTTGATTAAATCCCATCTTAATGAAAGCACCTAGTCCAGACAAGTCACTGCTTACATAGTAAATAAAGTTGATTTTAGGGTTACGATTCTTAATATGAAACTCAATTACTTTCTCTACAACAGGAAGATCGTTGTCTGAGATAATGCGTGAAATTACTTCTCTAAGATCATCGTCATTTTCAATAGCAATTCCATCATATTTAGAAAGCTTAAGTTTATATGGATTTATTTCTGGATCATACTTATTAGTAATAGCCATAAAAAGATCTCTCAATGAAGATGCAGTAGTTCTTTTACTTATACCTCTTCTGCCTCTTGTTGCATCAATCTCTTCTTGATAATTTGGCTTTACAATAACCATTTCATTTTTCTCTAATTTTTCTGGTGCTACATCTACTCTTTTAAACGTGGACATATTTTCTCCTATTCAATATTTTCTATTTCTCTTAAATTTATACTTACGGCCGTTTTAAAACCTTTTCTTAAAGTCCCTTTAATGTAAACAATGCTATTCTCTCTAAAGCGAAGAGGTTTAGTCTTTTTCCAGTCTACACTCTCTGCTTCATTATATCCATCAGATAAACTAATATTAAGGAAAGCGTATGGATTTCCACTTTTCTTAGATATACCTTTCTTAATATTAGAACCAGTATATAACATAATCATACCAATTTCACCTTCATGCTCTTGAGCTAATAAACCTTCTGCAATTTTTAAATTACTTACAACTGGTGTCTTATTTAATGTGAAAGGTATTCCTTTACGGCCAGTAGATATTAATTGTGGCCACTTATTTAATATCATACTTCTAATCTCTGGTTCAGAAAGAAGATTCTTATTAAACGTTTTATTGAACTCTTTTTCCATAAAGAATATCTGCATAGGATCAGCTGTCTGAACATCTTCGTTCCAAGATACTTTTCCGCCTCTTAGTTTATTATATCTTTCTAAGAAATCATTCTTTCTATCTGAGTATTTAGTTATAGATTTATCATAAAAAGAATCTGTTGCTCTACCTTTAACAAGAGCTTCAATAACACCTTTGTTTACCTTACTATGATCAACTCTTTTAACATAATCTTCTAATGATGTAAATGGTCCCTTTTTAACAAGCTCTACAACAGATGCTGGACCAACTCTTTTAATCGCTGAGATTGGTGCAATAATATGACCACTGTCTACAACATATAAGTCAGCAGGTTTTTTCATGGAAGGTGGTTGAATAATATCACCTAATAAAGACATGAATACTCTAACCTTATCTTCTTTGCCTTCATTATTTAAAACTGATGCCCACCATTCAAGAGGGTGAAAGTGCTTTAAGTACATAGTAATATAACCAAGCTCACCATAACAATAACTATGACTTCTGTTAAATGAATATCTTGAGAATGCTTGGATTGTATTACATAAACTATCTTGTTGCTCTTTAGACCAACCTCTTAAAGAAGTTGCCTCTCTGATTCTTGAAAATGCTGCCATCATAACTTCATGTTTTTTCTTAGCAATTGCATCTCTTATTCGATCTGTTTCTTCTAATGTATATCCACAAATATCAACTAAGATAGCCATAACTTGCTCTTGATATACAATAATTCCATAGGTTTCATTTAAAATTGGTTCTAGATCTTGATGGATATACTTAGGTTGTCTTTTACCCATTCTAACGTCCATATACCATTGTGTTGCTGAGATATTGTCTTCAACAATTGCATCCATAGCACCAGGTCGAAGTAGAGCAGTCATAATAGATAAGTGCTCTCTTTCTGTTGGCATAAATTGAGGAACTGCTGTCTTAACTGTATATGTATTGAATTGAAATGAAGAATCGGTTTTTTGGTTATAAAAATCTGTATATACTCCAGATTCTTCTGGTAAACGATATATTAATGCCACACCATTAGAGTCTTCTTCTAGATAATCAATAGATCCTTTAAGAAGATTAACGCAATCTGTAACCATTGCCATAGTATTAAGACCAAGTAAGTCAGCTTTAACTAGACCGCTTTTACCACACATATCTGCATTATATTGAGCAACATTTATATATTGCTCCATACCATTGTCAAATATACGAAGAGTTGGAACACGTCCATCTCTAAGATTAATCGTTGAAATAACAAATGCAGAAGCATGTCTAGACCAACCACGAACAATACCTAGAAGTCTATCAACTAAGTCTTTAACTTCTGGATAACTATTAAAGAAGTTCTGTAGCATTGGGTTGTCTTCAAAGTGACCTCTATGAACTTCACCTTCTTTATCTGTATATCCATATAAGAAGTCTTTCTCTTCAACACCTTGAGGTGAGTCAGGAATAGATTCGCATAGTTTTTTGATCTCAAAATCATTACGATTACGTTGATAGATTGCTGCCATAGCATCTTTAATAGCATTCTTTGTCTTCATTGTTGAGAATGTAGAGATTTGAGCAAACCCATGTTGGTATTTATCTTGTAAGTACTTCATAACAATAGGTCTTGCTGTTCTAGAAATATCCATATCGATATCTGGCCATGATCCTGCATTAATACGAGCATGTGATAAGAATCTTTCAAACGGTAGTTTAGTTGCAACTGGATCAACATGAATGATCTTAAGATAGTAAGACATCAAACATCCGCCAGCAGAACCCCTTCCAATACTCTGTAAAAACCCTGCATCTCTTGAGAATGTAGATACATCTTCATAGATTAAGAAATAAGGTAGGAAGTTCATGGTTTTATTCTTCATGATTACATCTAACTCCCTCTTAAAGCGAGCTACATACTCTGGTTTATTATTCCATCTTCCATGGAATTTAATTCTATCCATAGTGTAATAATAAGTTTGCATTTCATAATCATCAGTCTTATCTTTAATATATTGTGGGATTTCTATCTTAGGTAAGTGGAATTCAAAGTCTATCTTAATTTCTTTAGCTTTTTCAACAATGGCTAAAGTATTATAAATCCATAATAAATACTTTTCTTCTGTAAGCCAATCACCCAAATGAACCTTTAACTCTTTAAAGATTTGTTCTGTTTTCTTAATAATATACTCTTCTTGAAAATGCTTGCCATCTGCATGTGCATTCTTAGATAGACAGTCTTGAACTACCTTATCTTCTTGATCAATATAACAAGCACCAGATACTGGAATACATTTAGCATTATATTTATCGACCAACTTCATAAGGAATTGATTATATGCTTTGTTTAAGTTACCATCTGGAATAAGATCATTGGTCTTAATGTTTCTAAAACCAATCTTAGTATCCCAGATTTGGCATATATCAATTGGATTGAACTCAACATATACTTCACCTAGTTCTGCTATAAGTTGCTCATATCTTTCTTCGCCTAATTCTTTATCACCAGCTTGAATAGCCTGACCAATTGGACCATTAATATCTGCAGTACCAAAAACTAAACCACCTTTATGATCTTTAACTTGTTGTAAAGTAAGTGCTGGGATGTTTCTACCATTAATTTCTTCAGATGAATCATATCCTAACGAGGATAATTTGACTAGGTTGTAGTAACCTTCTTCACTGATTGCCCATGCATTTAAACTAAAAAACTTAGCTTTTTCACCAGTAATCATCTCTAGAACATCTTGATCTTTATCGGCAAAGATTACGTTTAAACCCATGCCTGACACTGCTACAGCTTTAGATTTGTTTCTAATAGATTCATATAATGATATACCAGTACCCTGATCAACTACAGAAATACCTGGAACATTATTCTTTTCAGCCCACTCATACCATTCAGATGGAAGAGGTATTCCGTCTACCATATTATATTGAGAATGCACATGTAATTGTGCCATTTCTGGCATACTAGATAAGATCTGAATCTCTTTAACATCAATACTTGGGGCATAAACAGTGTTGTCTTCTCCAATCAATCCAGACATGATCTTATCAACCTCTATAGTTGCTTTAATATCTGATAATGCATCATGGGCATTAATAAAGATGCCATAATGTGGTGCAACTACTTCTAGTTTTAAGGATTGTAAAGGTATTTGACTTTTTACTGATTTTGCTCTTACAAATGTATCATGAATATTTAATGTAAACATTCTAAAGAATTCACTTGATTTCTTATATTTTGAAAATGTAGCAGATATAAACTTCTTATCAAATCCTACGTTATAACCCGCAATAGTGAACTTAACACCAAAGGATTCAACGTATTGAATAAACTTTTCTAATAATGCTTCTTGAGTTTGAAATGTCTGCATCATATCACGAGTAATACCATGGACAGCAACTGCAGCATCTTCTATTGTGTTCCAATTTGTTGGTTGACAAAACTCATTAAATGATTTCTGCTCTACACCATTTATAACTGGTATACATGCTAATTGGATTATGTCGTGGCGATGTTCGCTAAGACCTGTTGTTTCACAGTCTAGCCATAGATAATTCATGAGTGCTCCTTAGGCATCGAAATAGTATCGATGGGATTAAGATTTATATGATTTGATTATACCGGATACAAAAAGGCCTCCAGTAACGGAGGCCAATTTTGGAGGGGAGAGATTAGAAACTGAAAGTTAAATCAATACTTGTATTGATATTATCTGATGTATTAAGCACTACTGTAACTTCATAATCATAGATATCTTGTGCTGCTAAACCTGCTCTAATACCTGCAAAATATGTATTCATGTGAATACCTTTTAATCTAAGATTAGCAGGTTCAAACGTTGCTGGTAATGTTACTGTAAATTTTTTAACACCTTGTGCTGAAAATGTTTGCAATTGAGTTGTTAATGTTGCTAAATTCGTTGTTACGAAAGACTCACCTTGTGAAAACACGTTTGCCATTTTTTGGGTAAACCCATTGGCTCCATCTAAGTAATCTGTTTTTAAGCTCATTATTTACTCCCTTTATTTGCGAAGCGTCTTCCTTCGATAATTTCGAGAAGAAATTCTACTTTTGCTTTTTCATGTTTTGATGCTGCAGAATAACCTGCACCTAGTTCTTTAACAATCTCTCTAGCAGAAGAAAGCTGTTGATCATCTTCTTTCTCTTGGTTAATTTGCTTAATAGCAAATTGTGCATCGATAAGTTTGTTCTTTGCTTCTTCTTCTGAGAGATTAATGTTAGTACTAACATATGTTTCACTAAGTATCTTTTCCCATTTTTTCTCTTTACTCATTTAATCCTCCAAGAATTATTTGTATTTGTTTATGTGGATGTTATACGATATCAGATTTTTTATTGGCGTCAGCGAGTTTACGAAGCTTTTTCTCTTCAGCTGTTTTTAAGTTATGGCAGGAAGCAGCGTCTCCATGTAGATGGTTATATTTGAGTTTATAGGAGCAAACCATTTGCAAGTTGTCTTCACTACAAAATAATCTATCTACAAAAGCGTCCCAACCTTGAAATGATTCTTCTATATCTATTACTGGAATTATATGATCGCATGCAATATCTTTACCCATGAAAAGTTTATGACAGATGGCACACTCAAATCTTACAGCAGGCTTTTTAGCTAAAGATCCATCTTTATTGTATTTAGGGTGTTCACTTCTAGCTCTATTTTTTACATTCTGAACAGCAGGTGAACGAGAAAACGCTCGACGTATAGCCGAGCGTATCTGTGAGTTTTGATTATATTTTGGTTTCTTCTTTTTCTTAGCCATAAGATCATTATACTAGAGAATTAGACTTTCTTAAATTATCTTTAGCTGGAAGGTATTGTAAATTCCAGGGCACATGTAGGCCACAAATGGTTTTTCCTTGTAAAGGAATTACGTGATCAACATGGTGATTCTCTGGTCTATTTTTATAAAAATCACGAATAACACTATCAAAATTACCTACAGTTGCTTGTTTAATTCTAGTTTTTCTTTTATTGGTTTGATAGTATGCATACCCTGGATTATTATTTCTAAATTTATAACATTCTATTTTACTTTTGTCTTTATTTTTTATATAATATTCATCCCTAAATAACCTATATCTATCTACATTAGACGTATTCCAATTATTGTTCATACATATTTTAGAACAATATTTAGTATTTGATCTTTTAGGTTTAAATAAATTATTACAATAACAACAGTTTATTTCTTTATAGTTAACTTTTATATATTTATTCATACTATCTCAATAATTTTGTTGCTTCTTCTGCTAATTTACTTCTTTCACCTTTTTCTAACTCAATATGTGAAACTATTTCAGATACTTTCATCTTATCGATTGCGTAAGTAAGACCATTATTAAACTCATCTAAAAATACAGAGTCAATTTGCTCAACATCTCCTGTTAAAACAATTTTGGTACCTTCACCTGCACGAGTAATAATTGTTTTAACTTCATGAGGAGATAGGTTTTGCGCTTCATCAACTATAAAATATTGATTAGTAATGCTTCTACCACGAATATAAGTAAGTGGTTCAACTTTAATAATATTCTTTTCTACAAGGGGCCTCCATTGGCCATCAAATCCGCCACGTGAACCAAATAGGAAGTCTAAGTTATCAAAAATCGATTGTGTATATGGTGCAAGCTTTTCTTCAACTGTACCTGGCAAGTAACCAATATCTTTACCTAATGGCATAATAGGTCTAGAGATTAAGATCCTTTGATATTTCTTATCTTCTAGAGTTTTAGCAAGTCCACAAGCAACTGCAAGTAATGTTTTACCAGTACCAGCTTTACCGATCAAAGACACCATCATGATCTCATCGTTTAGCAATGCATCAACAGCAAATCTTTGTTCAGCATTTTTAGGGTGAATTCCCCATACTCCAGCAGGGATATTAATTAGCGGAACGATTCCACCATGCTTAGGAGAATATCTGCCAAGGGCAGAACTCTTACTATTTCCCTCGTCTAACATAATAAAGTATTCGTTTGGAAATTGACCTTTATATGGTAGTAGTTTATTTGCCCTAAAGTCAGCCATTTCAGTTGAAGAAAACTTTTCTGTTTTATAACCGTTAGTTATTTTCTCCTTAGAGATATTAACTTTACCAGCTTTGTAATCTTCTGCAGGTACACCGACAGCATCTGCTTTAAGTCTAACGTTTAGATCATTAGATACAATTATCCCTGCAATTGATTTAGCTGTATAAACAATCAAATCATCATTGATAGCAAGATCCATACCTAATGGAACAGGTTCTGACTTATCTACTGTAGTTACAAAGAGTTTACCACCAGTTGGCAAATCAACACCCTCTGATAATGGACCTAATGCTCTTAGAGCATCGATATCTCTAGAGAATTGTCTAGCATTTCTAGCTTTATCTGATTGACCTTTCTTGTGTCGATCTAATTCTTCAATCGTGATAAGTGGAATGTGTACTTCATTATCTTCAAACTTGTATATACACTTTGGGTCTTCTAAGAAGATGTTTGTGTCCAGAACGAATCTTTTAATGAATGCCAATTTTTACTCCCTATTATAGTTACATAAATGATTATACGTATTAATAAGAATTGAAGTTGTTACTTAGGTAAATTCGGTTTAATAGATTGAGTTTGCTTGATATTTGCTCTTGCTATTTCTTTAGCTGTCTCACCATGTTTTTCTGGTGAAACCACTCTAGCATAGCTTTGTGATTTAGGATTAGATCTTCTTGTTTCAATTCCCATTTCAGATACACCAGGCATAGCGGTAGTTCGACCTTCTGTTTTTTCTACTGGCTTATTCATCTCGGCAATTTCTTCTGGAGTATAGACTTTAACTGGGTTCTTTTTAGATTTAGCTCTCATCTGTTTAGCTTCTCTAGCTGCTGCACTAGGACCTGATCCTCCATAAGACTTAATACTGTCCATAGAGTGAATACCTGATTTTTCACCAGTATTATTAGCTTTACGTCTAGCATTATCTTCTGGAGTGTAGCCTTTATATCCAGACTTATCTAGAGACCATTGTCCGTTTTTAGCTATTTTAACTTCTTCTGGCTTATGTTGAATTACTCTATATCCATTACTTTCTAATTTCTTAACACCACCGTGCTTTTCTTGGATGTCTTTTATTGTCATAGGTTCAGACGTTATCTTCATTCCATTTTCATGGATGTGATAAAGATCTTCGGCTTTCTGCATAACGATCTGTGCATGAGCTTCTTTCATTCTTATATCTTTAATGTCTTTATTATGAGTTTGTTGAGCAACATCTAACGGATTCTTTTTAGTGGCTGAGGCTTGTCCAGGAATCTTTACTTTTCCTGCCAAAGAAGCGTTACCTGGTTTAGGTAACTTGCTGATACTAGGTAGAACAGCACCTGCTTTAACAGATCCAGCACCACCAGTTCCGACATTATTCATGCTTTTCTCTAGTAGTTCTTTTAATTCTAATAACTTATCTGTTAGTTTATCCATAGAGCTATTATACCAGATAGGTAATTATTCGTTTAAGACCTTAGAAATACCATTTCTCTTCTCTATTCTGACGGTTCTGTCAAACATAGCCTTAGACTCTGAACTATGATCGATTACCCAGATTTCTTTATCTACGGCTAATTTTTCCAATAGTTCAATTATCATCTCTTTACCCATTACATCTAGGCCATTAAATGGTTCATCTAAAACTATAGGATTTAAGTCTATTGAAAACTTGCTATTTAAGATGTTAATCATGGCAAAATCGATTGCAAGGGAAAGGGCCCTAAGTTCACCACCTGATAAAGATCCGATCGATATGTCCTTACCATTAATCATCAGAGACTCTGAGAATTTAGTAGAAATTGTCTTATCTTTGTTCTCCTTAAAGGTTTGTAAGGAATATGATGCATTTGGCCAGATATAATTAATGTAATCTGTAACAGAATCATTAAAAGAATCGACAACACTGTCCATAATGTAAGCTGGAGCACCGGTTGGATCAAAGAACATACCAATGGTTTCTAATACTTCTATTTCATCTACAATTTCTTTATTTCTAGCATTAAAAGTAGTTACTTGTGCAATAATATCTTTCATGCCTTGTTTAATAGCATTTTGTTGCTGAACTTGAGCAGATAAATTATTAATCTCTCTTTCTTTATAAGAGATAGAGTTTTTATATTCTGAGATAGCATTTTGAGCAGTATTATATTCTTTATAATCTTCTGCTTTCTTAAGTTTTACTTTTTCTGAGAGTTGTTTGATTTCGTTTTCTTTTAGGATCCCATTCTCTAATTCATTAATAGAAGTAGATACTACTTTGATTTGATCATCAATAGCTTTCTGATCCCCAGCTTTCACAGCTTTCCCATTGATAATATTTAGATGTGTACTACAATCTGGACATTCAGTATCATGTGTCATGCTTTGTAGTTGTCTTAATTCATTTCTTTTAGTCTGGCATTGCATTCTTAATGATTGAATACCTAACAGTTTAGTCTGTATATTCTTCTCTATGTCAGCATATTTAGAGATATCTGGTTCAAGTATCTTTTCTAACTCTTTAATCTTAGTTATATAAAAGCTAACATCAAATTGAAGTTGATCTATTGTTGTCTGAATTGTCTTAGGATCGATTAGTTGTTGCTTATAGATGTTTATAGAATTTCTAAGACCATCGATCTTAACATCTATAATTGTCTTCTCTGCACTAAATTTAGATATCTTATCTGTGACATTTTTCTTGAAATCATTAAAGTTTCCAAGATTCATAATGTTTAGTAAGAACTCTTTCTTACCTCTATCATTTAAAAATACAAATCTATTATTAGAATCCTGACAGTTGTACATTGTAGTGAGGAATTGTTCGTAATTGATACCGATAGCTTTAACGAAAGCTTCTTGGGTCATGTCTACTTGGAGTCCGTCGATATAATAGGTGTTCGCCACTGGGCGTTCCCGCTTAACTTTGAATTCTCTGCCATTAACATCCAATGCCACTTCAGCGTAACCACTGGAAGTGCCTCTTCTAAGAATTTCGGATTTAGTAATTTTCTTCGGTACTTCGTCGTATAGAGCAAACGATAAGGCGTTAAATATAGCCGATTTTCCGGCTCCGTTAGCCCTATTCGTGTCATAATCAAACCCTTCAATTAAAACCAAACCATTGTTTCCAAACTCAATTTCAGCGTCCTCTATTGAGAGTATATTATGTATTTTTAAGTTTTTTATTTTCATTATTTTTGTGGGTATTTACCGCAAATTTCTTCAGCTTTAGTAACAGCAAATTTAGTTACTTCTTCTTGAAGTTTTCCAGATTGAGCAGCATTTAAAATAAAAATAAAACACTGTTCATTGTCTAATTTATTAAAAGCACAAAGATCAATGAATAGCTGTTGTTGATTAGCTTGATAAACTTTACCCCTGTCTTCAAAGTGTTTTTGAGCACATGCTTTATTAGTTGCTTGTCTTTCTTTTAAAGATGGACCACAACCAAACAGTGTAAGTAATAGAATTGGAATAATTAGTTTTTTCATACTTTCTCCTTTCTAGAGATTATACGAATATCTGTTCTTCTTAATGTTATCTATAGCAAGTAAAGGTCTCATATTACTAAAGTGACAGGCAACTAGCAATTCTTCTCTGTTTTCTAAATTAAAGTTAACCAAAGCATTGATATGATCAATATTCCAAGTTTTTCTATCTGGAGTATAAACTGCCCAATTATCCCAATTCATCCAAGGTTCAAACTGACCTTCTATATACCTCTTAAATTCTTCTATAGAACAACCTAAATCATTAACAGCAGAACCAGATTTCTGATTATCTTTTACCTGGTGGTTTAGTGTTAGTAACCAATTCACCCTTTTCATTAAATCCTACCCAACCTAATTCTAGCATTGTTCCTAACTCATATGTACCTGAATTAACGAGTTTAGGAACTTCATGTGACCAGTAATAGTCTGCTTTTCTCTCTGATACTTTTTCTTTATGATCTTCTACATGTTTCTTGCCTGTGTATTTATCAATAACTTCTGTAG